ACAGAACTATCTTTGACCACTACAGCGTACTAAGAGTATTAGATAGATAAGCGATGCCTCTGTTAGTAAACAGTGTACCTAACCTAGCACAGGGCGTATCGCAGCAGCCTGACAATCTTCGTTATCCAGGACAATGTGACGAACAAATCAATGCTTGGGCTACTGTTGTTGAAGGATTGGTAAAGCGTCCTAATACAAGACACACAAGCAAACTGTTCACAAGTAAAGTAAGCAACGATGCATTTGTACACTTTATAGATAGAGACGACGATAATCAGTTTGCTGCTGTTATAGATAATAATCAGGTATCGTTATTCAACTTAGCTACAGGAAGTCCTGTTAGTTTAGCTGTATCAGCTAGTGCTCAGACCTACCTAAATAATGTTACTACTCCTCGTACTGATGTTAAAGCTCTGACAGTTGCAGACTATACATTCATAGCTAACAAAGAACAGACGGTATCATTGGGTGCTTCTCTTAGTTCCACACTTCCTTACGAAGCTTTAGTGTTTGTTAAGTTGGGAGACTACAGTAAAGAATACAGTGTAGAAATAGATGGTCAGAAATTTATTTATGAGAGTGGAGACGGACAGAACTCCACTGCTGATTCCACAGGTAATTCAGATGGTACAGGTAGAGATGCGGATACTGAATACATAGCTGGGCAGATCGCACAGACTTTAGGAACAGGTGGTCAAGTAACTTCTGTTACAATAACAAACGGAGGAAGCGGATACACCACACCACCTGATGTTACATTTAGTAATCCTGCTACAGGTACTGATAATGCTGAAGGATATGCTTTGTTGTCAGGAGGTGTTGTCACTGAAATTGTTGTTACCCACGGAGGTAGAAAATATACATCAGCACCCACTGTTACATTCAGCAGTGGATCAGCCACAGCTACCGCTACAATAGCAACTACTGGCGTGTCTCAAACAGTTGAAGTACAGAATGCTTGCATCAAGATTACAGGTACATCTGATTTTCAGATTGGAACTAAGGATGGATTAGCTGACCAAGGACTAGGTTTAGTTTACAAAGAAGTAGGTAACATTACAGACTTACCATCTAAATCATACCACGGATTCCGAGTTAAAGTGCGTGGTGATACAGAGCTTGTACAAGATGATTACTATGTAAAGTTTGAGGTACACGATGAAGAAGCATTTGGAGAAGGTACTTGGGTAGAAGATATAGGATACGGTGTAAAGACTGAGCTGAATGCTACCACTATGCCTCTACAGCTAGTACCGGATGCCACTTTTACCAACTGGACATTAGATGTTACTGATTGGTCAGACAGACTAGTAGGAGACGACGAGACGAATCCAGCTCCTACATTTGTAGGTAGTAAGATAAACGATATGTTCTTCTTTAAGAATCGTCTGGGTATACTGACTAACGATAGTGTTGTGTTCAGTGAAGCAGATGAGTTCTTTAACTTTTGGAGGGCTACTGTACTACAGTTGTTAGACAGTTCTCGTATAGATGTAGGAGTCAGTCACACAAGAGTATCAATTCTTAAACACGCTGTACCATTCCAAGAGAAGTTATTGTTGTTCTCTGAGAATACACAGTTCGTACTTAGAGGTAGTGACTTGTTAACACCTAAGACGGTAAACATAACACCAGCTACTGAATACAACTCCACACCAGAGATTCGTCCAATCGTACTGAATAACTATGTATACTTCCCATTCAAACGGAACGGATATGCAGGAGTTACTGAGTACTATGTAGACAACGACACTAATATCTTTGATGCAGCGGAAGTAACAGCTCAAGTACCTACTTACATACAATCTGATGTTATCGCTATGGCGGGTACTGCTGTTGAGAATGTATTAGCACTGGTTAACAATCAGAACAGAAAAGAGATATTTGTGTATAAGTATTTCTGGCAAGGTAAAGAGAAGATACAATCAGCTTGGCAGAAGTTCACACTTAGTAGAGATGTTATCGGATTGGACTTCATCGAGTCTAACTTACACTTGGTAACGAACGATACTACATCCACCTACTTAGAAGTACTACCACTAGAGAATGATCTACAGGACACTGGACTTACTTATACTATCTGTTTAGACAGCAGGATAGACGGTAGTGCTTTGACTACTAGCTTTAGTGGTGGTGTTAGTACAATCAGCGGTTTTCCTTACGATCCAGTAGATGTTGAGATATTCAGTAAAGCTGGACACAAGTATACATTCACTAGAACATCAGCTACTGAAGGTACAGTCAGTGGAGATATAACATCTGTTCCATTCTTTGCAGGTATCCCGTACGATATGTTGTACAAGTTCTCTGATCAGACACTGAAGCAACCCACAGAAAGAGGAGGTCGTAGTGCATCTGATTACACATTCCAAACGATTCGTAGCGGTAGCTTGAACTATGCAGAGACCGGACACTTTGTTGTGGAAGTAACTCCTAAGTTTAGAGACACCTACAGCTACGCATTCAATCCTGATATACTGGGTGCTGACTTAACACTTAACAGTTTCACACCACAAGACGGACACTTCAGGTTCCCCGTGCAAGCACAGCCAAACGATGTAACAATCGAAGTGAAGAGTAGTTCTGCCTTGCCTGTTAAGTTGTTAGCTGCAGAGTTTGAATCCATGATGATACCGAGAAGCAGAAGATATGGAGCTTAGAATAGATGAAGCACAGGGGGATATGGATGCAGCTGATCTGTATGAGGACCTGCGGGAGGAAGACATGTTAGAGATTCTTGGATTGATGCACCACCCTAGAGATGCTGTGTATATGTCATACGGTACATCTAGTAAGTGCTACAGTGTTAAGGATGAATGGAACAATCTGTACTGCTCGTTTGGAGTATCTCCTATCAACGGTACTAATATCGGAAGTGCTTGGTTATTAGGTACTAGAAGATTACCAAGTATTAAGAAGTTCTTTTTACAACACTCTAAGGAGCGTATGCAGGAACTACTGAACGGATTTGATTACTTAACTAACTTTGTTATGCGTAGTAACACACTGAGCATTAGATGGTTGGAGTGGCTAGGTGCTGAGTTTAACGATTGTCAGTACGATAACTATCTGTCATTTATATTAGAGAGGAAGTAATTATGTGTGATCCAGTATCAATAGCACTAGCCGTCGGTTCTTCAGTTGCTCAATATGCAGGGCAGCGGAAGCAAGCTAGAGCACAAGCAAGATACCAAGCACAAGCAGCAGCTGCGGAGCGTCAGAGATTCCTACAAGAACAAACCTCCCTTCGTATGCGTCAAGCACAGGAGCAAGAAGCTGTTGGACGGGAGTTAGAGCAAGTAAGTAAGAAATCACAAGCAGCACTTGCTAGAGCTAGAGTATCTGCTGGAGAAGCAGGTGTAGCTGGTGCGTCTGTTCAAGCGTTGATGGATGACTATATGAGACAAGAAGCTGGGTATCGCAGTGCGTTAGCTAGACAACAGGAGTTAGGAGCTATCGGTACTGGTATGCAGCTTGAACAAGCAGGGTTTGCTACACAGCAGCGTCAGATCGGAATTAACCAACCAATCAATAAACCGAATCCTTTAACTATTGCTTTACAGGGTATTCAAACAGGTATGAGTATGCATCGTACGGGATTGGATATACAAAGTAGGATGGGTGGTTCTTCTAATCCACCTATACCAACAGGATCAGTTCCTACTACAGATGCTAGAGGTCTTCCACAGTACACTATTTAATTATGGCTAAGGAACGAGTACAAGTACAAGGACTAGGGGATGTTGCTCCTGGTATTCAGCCTACCATTCAACGAGCAGGTCAGTACGGCATTCAGGTGCAGAAGGCTGGGACTAATAAGTTACAGCAGTTAGCAGGTGCTCTTAGTCAGATAAACCCGGTACTACAGCAGTACGGTGCTTTACAGAAACAACAGGAACAGATAGGTGCTGAACAAGCTGCACTCGTAGAAGAACAGAATGTTATAGCTGAACTGAAGAAGCAGAAGGATGTAGACGGATTCAGCTTATTAGCTACCACCAACAGAGACAGGGCTTATAGAGATGCGTTGCTTAAACGACACATCAACAGCACTATGTTGCCTAGTCTCAAAGCTAAAGCAGCTGACTTAATAAATGCTGAGACTTATAGAACACAAGCAGATCACAGTAAAGCTGTTGATGATATGCTGTCAGCTGAGTGGGATAATTTAGTAGGACAAGTAGGGGAGGGTGTAGCTAACAGTACAGCAGGTAAAGCTCTTTGGAACTTAGTTAGTACTCCTTATAAGAATGAACTAGCATTGAAGTACGAAGAAGCTAGAGATAAGTTTATTGTTGGTCAGACTATGAATGAAGGGCAACAGCTACTTGATAGCTTGTACAGCACAGGTGAAGTAGTTAGTTCATCTCAGATTGAGAATGTAGTACTTAACATAGAAGATCAGCTTAAAGAAGATAACCCAGCGTTAAACAACCAAGAAAGAAACAAACTATTGGTTGATATGATCAAGACTAGAGCCAGGACTCTACAAGCTGATAAACGCTTCAATGATGCTAGTTCTTTACTACGCAGTGTAGAGTTAATTAAGATTAATGGTAATCGTATATTCAATTCAGACAAAGCTTTAGATGAACTGAATCCAGTACGAAAAGAAATAAACAACAAGATAGCTTCACTTAAAACTGAAAGTAAAACAGAGCTAGACAAAGAATGGACAGGGCTGTGGGGCGGTGCTTTGAAGCGGTTGCCTAGCAGCATGACCTACGAAAGGTTTGTAAATAATCCGTTGTCAGTTCAGACAGTTAAAGATGCTTTGTTGTTTATGAACCCTACTTTAGAAGACGGAGAAGAAGAGGGTCAGTTAGACTACATAATCAAGAATGAGATATTTAATAAAGAAGTAGCACCAGCTTTAGCTCTTAATGATACACTATTAAAACAAGCTTACAGCGATCCGGACCGAGCCTTACCTCTATATAGAAGAACGCTTAAATCTGTAGGTACTTTTATTGCTGAGACAACCGGATCACTAGAGAGAGAAGTAAACCTTTATTCACCTACGGTCCGTGCGGAACTAGAGAAAGAGTTTCTAGAAGAGTGGGAGTTGAAAAGTGCTGGTGGTAAAGAATATGACTTTGAAGAGTTCCTCTCTGAAAAACAAATAAACGCAGCACCGTGGTCTTCAGCTCGTAGAATTAGTAAAGAGGCTAATGCAGGTTTATTTGTTAGAGAACTTACCGAGTTTAAGACTATACGATCAGCATTAAAAGAAGACATTACAGGAGTAGCACAAGCTGTAGCAGGAGCGGGTAAGAAGATAGATGAAGTATTACCGCCTAAGTTTGACGAGACACACGCTACGACTTCAGGACCTATAATCGAAAGAAAAATACTAGAGTACGCTAAAGCAGTAGAACTAGACGAGACTATACCAGCTCCAGAGAAAACAAGTATGGTATTAAAGGAGTTAAGAAGACTGCAAGACGAGGACAAAGCTATATTCAAAGCAGTAGCAACAATAGCTAAAGAGCGTGTTCAAGAGTTTGAGAGACCTGAAGAAGTTGAGTTAGAGGCAGCGAGACGGGAGGTTGAAGTAGAAAGAGCTAGACCTACTGTAGGTGCTGGTTTTCCTTTGGCTCCGTTTAGAGATGAGCCTACTAAGTATAAATCTTTAGTAGAGAAAAATCCTACTTTTGATTTAATCAACAAAGATAGACAAGCTATCATGGATACTATGGTGGCTACAGATGTTACGGAAGCAGAGAAAATTCGTTCAAGAAGATTACTAGAAGCAAGTGTGTATGACTATGGGTTCTCTAGTTACTCACCTAAATCAGCTGAGATATTAAAAGAAGTAGGTTTTGATTACGGTGATGTTATTTTAATGGCTAACCTAGAAGAATTAAATAGCGTTACTTTTGATAAGTGGTTGCCTGTGATTGATAAAATAGAAAACAGAGAACAGTTAACAAAAGAAGATGCACTAGTATTAAAGGAGTTTGGTGCTTTCAAAGTTTATGATAATGAATCATTTGAAAATTTCAGAAGAGCACAAAGAACTTTAATTAGAGACAGAGATTCTAGGTAATGATTGATCCATTAGAAGCTAGGAAACAAGCTATATTAGCTGAAGAAGAAGAGTACTTTAAGAATCTAGAACTCACTCAACAAGAAACTGAAGAACCTGATGTTAGTACATTTGTACCCACGCCTGAGTTAGAGGAAGCACGGGTAGCTTTACAGGCTACAGAAGAAAGTGCATCTAAAGAAATAAGTAAGAGATTGAAGTGGATGATGGACCACAAGGAAGCTCTTGCTTACAAGACTGGTACTGAAGTTATAGGTGGAATGAGCTTGCAGTATTTGTTAGCTAAGAATGCACCTAAAATAAAAACAGCATTACAAGCGACTCGTGCATATTCTATGCTGGGGTTTGCTGGTCCTCAAGCTGCTGAACCTACTTCAACTGCTCTTGGTATTGGTGGTTTTGTTGCGTCAGAAGTTGGATTAAGGATGTTACCTTGGGCTGCTGCTAATTTAGCGGGGCAGAAAGTAGGAGTAGAATTAGGTTTACAAGAAGATTATTCTTTCTGGGAAACTGCTGGTGCTGCTATTTTCTCGTTAACTAAAGTAGAACAACTAGCAGATAAGACTTTAAGACTAGGAGTATCCGGTTCTTGGGCTGGTAGGAAGATGCTTGTTAACGGTGTTAAGACCACAGTTAGCGGTGCTATCTTAGGTTCGACCGAGCAGTTCTTTGTCCAGGAGATGGAAGCTAGGTTTAACGGTAAAGAACGAGATAAGTATGCTTATCTATTTGGTGCTGCTTTCGGAGGTGCTTTTAAAACTGGTATAGAAGGTCTAAGCGGTTTAGCTCGTTCTAAATGGGGACGGCAAGAGTTACTTGATATAAATGAAGGAGTAAAGCAAAGAATAGAACAATCTAAAGCCGAGCTACAGGAAGAGATAGAAGTTTTAAAGCAGCCTGTAAAAGAGGATATAAGCTCAGGTATTAACTGGGAAGCAAGCACTGCACCATTACAGCGTAAGATTGATGAACTGGAAAAGCAGATAAAGGATAGAGACTTACAACTGCAAATGATAGAAGACTCTCGAAAGCAGTTAGAAGCTTCTAATGATGCTGAAGATTTAATAGAAGAAGAAGGATCAACTGTTACACCTATAGACGAAGATATTGAAGTAGCTAAACAAGAAACTAAAAAAGCAGTTGAAGAGTTTAAAGCTGAGGAAGTAGTAGAACCAGAGCCTGAAGTTCCTGTTACACCCGCTAAGGATGTAGAACCTACACCTGAAGAAGTTAAAGTAGAAGTACCAGCAGAACCTGTTAGACCACGCATAGTGGATGATGTTAGAGAGAACGCTTTAGACGAAGCTACTAAAAGATTTAAAAGTTTAAAACTAGATGACCGCAACGCTAACACCGAAGCTCCTAAACTTGGTGCACTTATAACTAAAGTAAGAGACGAAACTGAACTGCACCTACATAAACACAAGGAGGAGATAGCTAAAGCATACATAGCAGACAAACCAGTAGACGCTAAGACTTTAGATGCAGCGTTGAAAGAAGTTAGATTCTTGCAAAATGTATACGAAGTTAAACATAAGGTAGATACATTCGCTGGTAGATTCTTACAGTCTATGAGTAAGGATGCTGAAGCTAAATTTAAATATACTAATGAATTAAGTGAAGCTGCTACTGAGCAAAGCCACGCTCTTATAAGATTAGAGAATGCACTTATAGAACAGATAAATGGTGTTAAGCATAACGAGTTCTTAGTTGAACTGCATAACAAATACTTAGAGATAAGACCCGCTCAGAAAGAAAAGAGTAAGCAGATAAGGAAGAAACTAAGAGAACAATACGAAAGCTTACCGCCTGAAGAACAGCAACAGATACTAGAGCCTAAACAAATCGATGAAGTTAAGGCACAAGCTGCTAGGATAACTAAATTAGAAAAGGAACTGCAAGAGAGGCAGGAAATATTTGCAGGATTAAAAGAAGAACCTACACCTAAGAAACCTAGAGAGCGTACACTTCAAGAAGAAGACTTACAGGCTCGATTGAAGTTCTATAAAACAGACTCAAGAGAATCCAGGGAGATCGCAGGTTTAGAAGAAAAGTTAGATAGATTCTTCAAGTTGTTAGACGAAGGTGATATAGAAAAAATTAGGCAAGAAGTAGGTCCTGCACCTGAATGGGTTAAACCTGATAAAGTAAATAGTTATTTAGATACTTTAAGGAATGTTGTTAAAAAGACTGAGCGTGATCTAAAACAAAAGGTAACGGAAGCTGATATAAGTTTACAAGACCCGGATCAAATAGTAGCTCAGATACAAAAACAAGTAGCTAAATACGAACTTAAACTTAATGAAGTTAGGAAAAGGTTTGGTGATTTAGATGCTATAAAGAAAATACCTAAAGAGCAGACTGAGTTAGACCCACAGATTGTAGAAATAAAAAGAACTCTTGAGTATTATAAGAAAGCAGAGAACGATGCATTAAGGCTTCAAGCTAAATACAAAACAAGAGACGACTTAATAGCTAAACAAACAGCACCATTAGGTGAGCAGCGTGAGTTTATTACTCCTAAACCTGAAGGTCCTGTTAGGCAAAAGAGTGCGGAAGAGGCGGGTTTAGATAGTGATATAGCTTTCCTTCGTAAGAATATTAAGGATACAGTAAAAGAAATAGACCAGGCACAGAAAGAATTAGACCCAGTCGAACAAGCTAGAAGGTTAGAGCGACAGGTTCAAGCTGAAGAACTAAAACTAAATAAAGAACTAGATGAATATAGAGCTAAGTTTTTAGCTGTTAATGAACTTGAGTTCCCTGTTACTGGTAAGAAGAAAAACATAGAAGATGATCCGAGGTTTAAGGAAAAGAAGTTACAAATAAAATACTACAAAAACTTCCTTAAAGAGATACCGAAACTAATAGAAGTAGAAAAAGATATTGCTCGTCTTGCTGATATAAAAGGCAGAGCAGTAATGGGGGAGATACGAGCAGAGGTAGAAGCTAAACCTAAAGGACCTAAAGTAGAAACCGCTTTAAGTAAGAAGCAAAAAGAAAGAGCAGCTATTAAAGCTGACATGCGTAAAACTATTAAGGAGCTTGAAAAAGCTAACGAGTTTTTAATTAGACAAGATAAGAATATAGAACTTGTTAACTACTTAGTTGAGTGGGATAAGATTACATCTGAACAAAGCTCATTAAATAAACTAGCTAAAGGAGTTAATACTGCATTGCGTATGCGTAAAAACGGATTCCTTATGCAAGCTGGTTCTATGATAGCTGGTCTACCTAGTGCTACATTTGAGTGGGCGAGGACAGTAACTGCTAAACCTTTGACTACTTTTTTATACGAAAGTATTAGGAATAAAAGCTTATCAGAAGGTATACAGTTGGCTCGTTATGAATATAAAGCAGGAGCTAAACTGTGGTCTGATATTATGCAGTATAAAAGAGCAGCTGCTCAGACCTACAAGACCGGACGGAGTGCTACAGACCACCAAGCTGGTAAAATGTTTTCTTCTAATTACAACATAAACTCCAAGAATGTAATGGAGACTGCTGCTATAAAAGCAAGGAAACAGCAGATAAGTCAGAAGACTATGGAGGATATGTTAGAGCAGATTTACAAAGGAGACTTAGCAGCCTTAGTACACATCTACGATAACTTCTTAACAACAGGTGGTAGAGCTATAGGAACATTCGATGAGTTAACCAGAAGACCTGCGGTTATCCATGCTCTGTTTTCTGAATCTTTAAAAGATGCTTTCCACACTCACAAAGGAATTAAAAACAAAGCACAAAGAGAGAAAGCTATTGAGGAATATGCCGAGAAATTATTCAACGAAAGATTAACACAAGAAGACGGTTTAGCTGTTTTAAACGAGAACGGTAAGATAAACGAACGAGTACGCAGAGTTAACGAAGCTTTCTTCTTTGGTTCTAATACTGATAATATACCAGAACTTCACAATAACTTAGCAGATAGAGCAGTTAAACTCATAGAGAAGTTAACACAAAATAAAAACAGTGCTGGTGTTATGTTGTTTAAGGAGCGTAATCCTTTCATAAACATGGCAATACGAGGCACATACAGAGGTGCTAAGTTAGTATTCTTTCCAGCTACATTAACTCGTGTTGGGTATTTCAATCCATACGCAAGTAAGATCAGAGGCTACAATAAAAAAATACAACAGAATAAAGCAATGTTGATGGATAAGCCTGAACTTCTAACAGAAGATATGAAGGCTAACGCTTATAAAGAGATAGAAGACAACCAACAGAAAATCTTAGATGCTGAAGTAAGGAAACACATTTACAACCAAGAAACTATATCGGATGCTTTTATGGGTGCTGCTGTTTACGGTAGTGCGTTCGCTGCTGCCTGGAGTGGTAATATGACTGGATCGCAGGTTTGGTTAACAAAGGAGCAGCGGGAGAATATGAAGATGTACGGAGGTAAACAACCTTACGATCTATTTGGTTTCGACTATAGGTATTGGGACCCTGTTAAGCATGTTATGGCTATGACGGCTGATGTAGCTGTGTGGAGTAAGATGAAGTTATTACAAACAATAACAGGTGAAAAACTACTAAATAAAGAACAGGATTTTTTAACAGTTGTTACCCGCTCGTTTGCTCAGATACAAAAAGATGCTCCACTAAATTTAGGAGGATCAGAGATAGTTGATTGGCTGTACGCAACTGGAGAAGAAAAAGAAATAGCTTTTAATCGTTTGTTATCAAGTTGGTTTCCGGTTCCTGCATTCTTGAAGAAAGCTATGAGGCGTTTAACTACAGGCGGAAAGGTAGCTGATTTAAGAGGCGGTGATTGGTACGAAAGAACTTTATATCAAATGTTTGGTGTAGGTCCTGAAAATTATAAAACCGATCTGTTTGGACATGAACTAGTGGACACGAGCAACTGGGGTACGGATCAACTTAGGTTGTGGCAAAGGTCTAAAGGTTCAGCTGCACAGATGGATGAGCGTTTAAGTGAAGTGCTTCAATCAGATAATGTAGGAGTAATAGATAATAATATACCTACTACTATCCTAGATCAGTCTATTGTTATGACAGATTTTACAGACGATGACGGTGTACACTTAGAATATGCTTTCGCTAAAAAACTTCAGAACTATAAAAGAGATGGGTTAACCCTAAGAGATTCATTTATTAAAAAAGTACACAGTAAAGATTTCTCTAAGAAACTGAAAACTGAAGATATAGATGAAACTAAGAGAGATAAACTACCTACTAACCAAGGACATAAAGAATTAGCTGTAGAAGCTAGAACTTACTACAAAGGTTTAGAAGAACTAATATTAAAAGATTCTAGGTTCTTACAACAATTTAGAAACGAAGAGGGAGAGAACTTATACACTGTAGTTAAGCAGATGCAGAAGCTCGGTAAAGTAGAAAGAAAAAAGACAAGAGAGCCTATGTCTATACAGCGGGCTGCTGAAGAAGATGTAAGCTTAATCGAACTTTTGAATTTAACTCAGTGACTAAGTGCTTGAACTCCTAACTCAATAGTTAATAATATATTATCATGGCAAACACCTATGTAGACTACACAGCGGTCGCCTCTCAGACTGACTACAACTTTTCTTTTGAATACCTCAGGGACGAACATGTCAAGGTCAAGGTAGACGATATTATTGTAACAAACTACACTATCGTAACATCTCCGGTACAACTGATTCGTTTTGATACTGCTCCTACCGCTAATGCTGAGATAAGAATATATCGTGATAGTCGTGGTGATTTCTCTCCGCTTGTAGACTTTGTTGATGGTTCTGTACTTACTGAGAATGAACTGGATGAAGCGTATAGACACAATCTATTTGTATCACAAGAAGCGTCAGAAGGTACTGGTAATGAACTGCTTAACAAAAAGGGAGGAGCTAATTACGACGCTGAAGGTAACAAGATAATAAACCTTGGTACTCCTACTACTGGTACTGACGCTGCTAATAAAGGATACGTCGATCAAACCATTGACAACTCGATATCTCTAGGCGGTAGTCCTGCTATTGTATCTCTTGGTGGGTACGATGTTACAGCATTAGGTACAAGTATTACTAGAAGCCTAGCAGATTGGACTAATGATTTAGCTACGGGTGATTTAGAAGTTACAGCTACAGGTTCAACGACGGCTAGAAGTCTTGCTGATCGGTTTGCTGATGCCGTTAATGTCAAAGACTTCGGTGCGGTAGCTGATGCTAATTATTTAGACGGTGGAGTGTGGTATGTTGACGCAGGTTTAACAACCCCTGCAACTGATAGTACAGCGGCGTTTCAAGCAGCAGTCGCAACAGGTCGTGATGTTATTATTCCAAGTGCTAATAAACTAAGGGCTACACCTAATACATTGGCTGGTAATTATTTAATATCAGGAAGTATAGGTGAGCTACAGGAATATCAAACATTTAAAGCTGAAGGTTGGGTTTCTATTAAAGTTAATAACACAGGTTCAGATTTTACCGTGTTGACTTGTAGAAGTAATACAATTGTAGAGAATATTTGGTTTGATGGTTTTACGTCATCACAAGGCACTTGTTTAAAATTCTCAGGTATAGGTTATACCGCTGATGGTTACTCAGGTTCCTTACAAGTTAAGAACTGTTGGCTTAGAGGCTTCAATAAAGGTTATGTAGCGGATAATAGTTTTGATGCTATATTTTACGATGTCGAGCTTAGGCAGTGTGGTTACGGTGCTTATTTAGTTTCTGATTACATAGCTACGCATTACTTCAATGGTTGTAGGTTTATAGGAAACGGAACGCATGATGTTTATCTTGAGCTTACAGCTAATTCCGCAAATAGAGTTGTTACCTTTGAAGCGTGTACTTTTGACCCGATGGCTTCCGCGACTAACTCTAGCTGTAGATTAATAAACGCAGCCTTGGTTAACTGGAATAACTGTTACTTTGAAGCTTCCACTGACGGTACGAACAAACAAATCGAAGCTACAGATTCCATAAATTTATCAGTTAATAACTGTATACTGACTAAAACGGGTGGTATATCGCTAGATACTAGTCAGATGCAAATTAAGAATGTATGGAGTTTTGGTTTTGAAACTGATACCGCAGACCACGATCCAATCGTAGCTACTAACAGTAGCCGAGTAGTCATTGAAGATTCAGCGATGCGGGGAACAGGTCACGATTTCATAAACGGTACTCTTTACTATAAAATCGTTAACAGTACAGTAACTTTAGGAGGAGTTGCTCGATTTTATCGACATAAAGTTGGAGGTAGTAATACGAATGAGTTGCTTGAATTACACGATAGTTCCGACAATAAAATTGTAGAAATAGATCAGGACTCGCTAAATATAATTAGTGGCAATCTTGAGCTGACTGGTAATAACAAAATTTACACAGGAACGGGTGGCGAAGTGAGTGCCGGAGGTGCTTTAACTTTTAGATTGAGTGCTGTTGATGATGATATACGATCGGTAATGATTAAAGTATTTTTACAAGGGAGAGATACAAGCAATAATGCTGTTACCAATCAAGCTAGTTGCGAGTATGTATTCACCGCTGTAAATGTCGTTGGGGGAGTCTGTCAGGTATCCCCTGTAACAACTGTACATGAATATGTATTTAGTGCTGCTTCGCATTTTAGTGTCACTTTGAATCCTAGTAGTTTGAATGATACAATCGATGTTGTACTAACAAACCCTGTTTCAGGTCAGACTTTAAACAACACTTTCTATAAAGTAGAGCTTCTCGGATCACCTTGGGACTTAGATTCAGTAACCGCGTCTTAATAAACATTATGAACTTAACTTGGAAAATAAACTCACTTAAAAGTAAACCTGACGATGGTGCTGTTATTGAAGCCTCTTGGCAGTTGACAGCTGTTGAAGGTGAAGCAGTTAAAACACAATACGGTAAATCTGCATTTCAGGTAAACTCGTCTGACCCGTCATTCATACCTTACTCTGATTTAACTGAAGAAAAGGTGTTGCAATGGGTATGGGATTCAATGGATAAAGATGAGGTAGAAAGTGATTTAGGTAATAAATTAAATAGACAACCCAAATACAATATTGGGAAACCTTTTTAATGATCGACTCCCTATCTGGACTTCTTAATACCGCTCTAGCTGTCGCCCTTGGAGTTGTTGGTTGGATTATTAAACGCATGATCGAACGGTTAGATGTCGGTGATAAAAGGCTTACCAAGATAGAGGTGGAGTTAGCTGCACAGAGAGAAAGAGACGCTGCTGTTGAAAGTAGGATCGGTAAAGTAGAACAAGCTATCAACGAGATGCACGGTAAGCTGGATCGTATGATGGAAATATTAATGAGGAAGTAGATATGCCAAAAGGATTATATTACAACATGAACAGAAGGAAAAAGCTCGGTATTAGCCGTAGTAAGAAGAAGTCTACCATTACACCTAAAGCTTACGCTAATATGAAGCGTGGGTTTCCGAAGAAAAAGTAACGATGCCTAAGTCTGTTTCACTATCCCTCGGTAGAGGTGAAAAGTCCCGTAAAGGTGGACTGACTGCTAAAGGTAGAGCTAAATACAACAGAGCTACAGGGTCTAACTTAAAAGCTCCTCAACCCGGTGGTGGTCCTCGCAAGCGTTCCTTCTGTGCTAGGATGTCTGGAGTGAAGGGACCGATGAAAGATAGTAAAGGTCGTCCTACTCGTAAAGCTTTGGCGTTGCGTAGGTGGAAGTGTTAGCAGATGCCGATAAGACAAGTAGTTCGTCCAAATCCTTTATCGTTTCAACAACGAACGCTTGCTGCTGCGTCTGCTGCTAAAGCAAAAGAGAATGAAGAGAAAGCTACAACATTGGAGCAACAAGTGGAAAGTTTAGAGAGCGATCCATTCTTTGTTACATTAGACGGAGGTGGACCTGTATTAGAAGATACTGATATATTTGACGGGGGAGCACCTGATGCCTAGCTTTACAAAACGCATACAATTACGCAGAGGAACTTCTAGCGAGTGGTCAACAGAGAACCCAGTATTACTTGAAGGAGAGCTGGGAATTGAATTAGACTCCGCACGGAACAGAATTAAGATTGGAGACGGAACGACCGCTTGGAACTCTTTGCCGTATTTCTTGGACGCTCGTGAAGAGGAAGTAGGAGATTACCAGGACTTCCTTGATGCCTTGACAGGTACTCCTTAATTATTAATAACACCAAGGGATGAGCAGTCTACTTACACAGTTAGGTCAGAAAGTAAAAGCCAAGCTTGATAATAAGCTAAATACATCTGGAGGATTGATTAGTGGTACACTATCTGTTTCTCAATCTTTACAAATCGGATCGTATGATGGAGATAATTTACCTACTATAGGAACTTCTGGTAGAATAATCTATGTATCAAACGGTAACAGTGGTAGTCCTTGCCTAGCTATTGATGACGGTTCCGATTGGAAAGTTATAGCTCTTGGAAGTACAGTAAGTACTGCTGCTCATATACTTGCAGAAAATAGCGACACTTTAACTACAGAAGCTGGAGATGTATTGGTTGTTGACGAAGCTGTTTGACACCTATTAGCTCTCCTAATAACTTTTTTTAACACAACTCAACCCACAACAAAGGATTATATATTATGTCTAGTTTGCTTACCCAATTGGGTCAAAAAACAAAAGTAGAGCTTGATAAGAAGCTTGCCCTCGCAGGAGGAACAATGACCGGAGCTTTGACGCTCTCAGGTGCTCCCACTGCTAATCTTCACGCTGCCACTAAGGCTTATGTAGATGGAGAAATCTCAACTGTTAGCTCCAGTGTTTCCACGAACGCCAGCAACATCTCCACTAACACAAGTAATATCTCGACTAACACCAGTAACATCAGCTCCCTTCAAACGGAAGTTAATGATACTCAATCAGGTGCTGGTCTTGGTACTGATGGTTCTTACACCGCTAACGGTTCGACCAACTATCTTGGTTCTGTAGCAAGTCTTAAAGCTGCTGACGAAGCTCTTGATACACAACTTAAAACGGTTGCTGACGCTGTTGCTTCTAACGACTCCGACATTTCTACCTTACAATCTAACGTAAGCAGCAATGACTCGGACATCAGCTCCCTTCAATCTGACGTTTCAACTGCTCAGTCTGACATCACCACTCTTCAATCGAACGTTTCTTCGAATGATAGTGACATCTCTTCCTTGCAGTCCGACGTATCCGCTAACACTTCTGCTATCAGCAGCAACGACAGCGACATCTCTGCTCTGCAAACTCAAGCTGGTTCCCTCGCTTCTGACGGTAACTCTGCTTCGTTCAGTGGTAACATCTCGGCTGCCAACGCTACATTCAGCGGTAACTTGACTGTTAATGGTACTACGACTTCCGTAAACACCACTAACATCGATGTTACTGACAGCATCATGAACCTTTCTAAAGGTGCAGGTTCCGGAACCAATGCTTCCAATGACGGAGGTTTTGTTGTTGAGCGTGGTTCTTCCGAAAGCAATGTTGCTTTTATCTGGGACGAAGGAGACGACAAGTTCAAGGTTCTCTCTACTTCCGCAACTGCTGCTGCTACTGACATCTCTTCGACTGACGGTAGTGCTTCTCTTGCTGACTTAGACGCTAACCTCTACCATAACGGTACAGAGTTAGGAACAGTCGCTGAGTTTGAGTCTGCTTTAAGCTAAGATTTAGCTCATCCATCATTAAGGGGCAGTCCAATCGGGCTGCCTCTTTTTGTTTACAAAGATAACAACAGATAGTAGGATAACATCATGCTAAGTCATAAAGAGGGAAGTAAACTGCACGATAAGATAGCAGGTGCGTATCGTAATAGTATCGATCTGATGGAGGATATGGGGGAGTACAACGCTGCTCTTCTTAACGGAGCAAGACAGTTCCTCAAAGATAACAATGTTGTCATGGACTCAGGAGTTGGTACGCCGTTAGAAGCGTTAGCTAATGACTTGAAAACTTTACCATTTGAAGAAGAAACACCAAGAGATACCGCCCAAGCTACGGGACTTTAGAAACTTTCTATTCCTGGTTTGGAAACATTTAAACCTTCCTGATCCTACAGAACTCCAATACGACATCGCTGAGTACCTGCAACACGGACCTAAGCGGTCTGTTATCATGGCGTTCCGGGGCGTAGGAAAAAGTTGGATTACGAGTGCCTTTGTAGTACATCAGCTACTGCTGGACCCATCTAAGAACATACTTGTTGTATCAGCTAGTAAGAATCGATCAGATGACTTCTCTACCTTTACACTTCGAATCATTCAGGAGATTCCCATTTTACAAGGATTAAAACCATCAGAGAACCAACGATTCAGTAAGATAGCATTTGATGTAGGACCTGCTCCTGCCTCTCACGCACCCTCCGTTAAGTCCCTAGGTATATCATCCCAGCTAACAGGTTCTCGTGCTGATATAATCGTGGCAGACGATGTGGAAGTAGCTAACAACAGTGCTACTCAAGGAATGAGGGATAAACTGGATGAACAAGTAAAAGAGTTTGACGCTATCATTAAACCATTGGACACCTCCCGTATTATCTTTCTTGGTACTCCACAGTGTGAGGACTCTATCTATAACAAACTGCGAGAGAGGGGCTACAAGAGCCGTATATGGCCTTCAGAGTATCCAGATGAGGTAGAAGCTACCAATAACTACGGAGGCGATCTAGCACCTCTTATAGCGGATAACATAACTCCTGAGACTGTTGGTACTTCTACAGAACCCTTACGGTTCACTGATCTGGACCTAGAAGAAAGAAAGATGTCGTACGGTCGTACCGGATACGCTCTTCAGTTCATGTTGAATCCTAAGCTAAGTGACGCTGATAGATACCCATTAAAGATTAACGATCTGATCATAACAGATGTTGATGTGGATGTAGCTCCTGAAAAGATCGTGTGGTCCAGTGACCCTGATAACTGTGATAGAGAATTACCTAATGTAGGATTAGCTGGGGATCGATACAGAAGACCTGCTAACACCGTTGGTGATATGATACCGTACACAGGTTCTGTGCTATCTATTGACCCATCTGGTCGCGGTAAGGATGAAACAGGGTACGCTGTGGTAAAGATGCTTAACGGTCAGTTGTTTGTTCCGGATGCTGGTGGTATAAAAGGTGGGTACGATACTAAAACCTTACAACAACTAGTAGCTATAGCAAAAGATAACAAAGTTAACAAAGTAGTGATCGAGTCTAACTTTGGTGACGGTATGTTTATGGAGCTGATAAAGCCTCTGTTTAGAACAACCTATCCTGTAACTATAGAAGAAGTCAGACATAACAAACAGAAGGAGCTACGGATTGTTGATACCCTTGAACCTGTACTCAATAGTCACCGTCTAATCGTTGATCCTTCCGTCATCGCTGATGACTACAGGTCTGCTCTTAGCTATCCTATTGAACAACAAACCAGGTACATGATGATGTATCAGTTAAGTAGGATAACAAGAGATAGAGGTAGCTTAGTACATGATGACCGTCTTGATGCTTTATCAATAGCTGTTGGTTATTGGGTGCAGCAGATGGCTGCTGATGTTAACCAATCTATGATTGATAGACAACAAGAGTTGCTTCATGAAGAACTAACAAAGTTTACTGATAGCTTTCATAAAAGAAGTAATAACAAAACCTCTTTAACTTGGGTATAACAAATCTTGTTCTCTTCGTTCTCATCGCTATTGCTCACTCCGTTCACCAATAGCTCTCTTTAATAGATATATATAGTGCTGTTGTAGTTAGTTTAAATACAGTTATATTGTTATAGCTATACCTTGTAATCCTAAAGTCTAACTTTAGATTTACTATGTGGTTTATTTATAAACACACCTATCCTTAAAAGTTAAAGTTAAAGAGTTGTTATTAGTCTCCTTTGTTAAAGTAACAGCGAAAGAACGAATGAGTCTTTATCGAACGATAGTGAGTAAAGACGATAGAGCGTTAGCGATAAAGTATGAGCTGTTCAACAGCTGTAACTAATCTGATGGATGTTGAAGTATCTGCTAATGTTATCTTTGTTAAAAGGAAGGTAGCAGCAGCTACAACTTATACGACTCTAAAGCGAAGTGCTTGTACACTTGTTGTTTAATACCTATAATTATTTTTAAGTACAGTTATAGGTACTATCTTAATATCAATATTATAACGATAGACAGCCGAAGGAAACATGTAAAGCTTTTTTTTCAAGATGCTAGATAAACACTAGTCAAGAATCGTACAACAGATTTACCTATGAAATCGTCTCGTCTTATGATATGGTTATAACTCATGAACATAAGTATTAATCATTCGAAGAATGTTAAAGCGTTAGGAAGAACGAAGTGATGAATATCAACGATCAAACAGACACCTTCCAGTACGAACTAGCAAAGCTCGTGTATCGATTTAAAAGAGAGTACGATCTTAACGACTATACAATAGCAGGGTGTCTGGACTTCTGTAAACTATCTGTACTGACTGAATCAGATGATGTTATCTTTGAAGGAGAACCTATCGAAGACGATAACAATGACGACACCTTTGACCCAAGCTTCTAGTCGCTCCGCTCCAGACCTTCCGATCATTAAAATTATATCTGAAGAGGAAGAGCTGTTCGTAAAGCTAAACCTGGAGATGGAAGATAAAACCCACAAAATGCTTGTTAAATGGGGCAAAGAAGTAGCATCCGATGAAGACTATATAAGCATAGCTATAAGGGCTGGTCTAGAAGAGTATGTAGATGCTTGAGATAACAAGCGATAAGTAGCACTCCAAAAAGATTCGGTAGAAAAATCTGAGGGGCTTACGCTATATACGCGTGCGTTATTAATCCCCCGCATACCCGTAAGATTATTATAGGGGAGGGATAAAAGGTACGCGAAAGCAAGTAAATGTGGCTACAAAGTGGCTAC